TATGTCGTTGAGTTGAAGAGTCGTATTCATGGGATAAAGGATGCCGTTTCAGAGGGTTGAGCGACAACCGGTGACCGTTCGCCAGCGGCTGACACAACAAGGTTTATCGGGTTACACCGTCCAGCTGCTGATCAGTTCGCCGTTGAGATAAACCTGACGCGGCAGCGCCACATTTTCTGGCAGTGGCGGTTCCGGGAGATGAGTGATGGTGCGCACCTCATCCTTGTCACTTACCTGGACGCGTTCTGTCAGTTGCAGCACCAGAGCGAGGCTTCGTTCCTGCTGAGTGAAGGTAAAATCATTTAGCCGGTGCAAGGCGTTGCCGAGAATTTCAGGCTGATTAACCTGCAGCCAGTCGAGAACGGTGACCACGGCCAGATCGACCAGCGTTTCGCTGAGCGCGTCGTCAGTGATCGTCACTGTCAGCGGATAGCGGTACTCAAAAGAAAGCGAAGGTGCAGATGTGGCCACCACATTGCCCGGCCCGGTGGCAATCACCAGTTTTTCAGGCGTAGCCGCAAGCAAGGGGATCTGTTCAATCAGCCGTTGTTGCAATTGAATCGGTTTTTGCATGTTGTGCCTCCTGACACTTTTTGATGGCTTCAATTTGTAAACCGCAATCCATCAGCGCGGACTCCAGCTGAAGAATGTCGGTACTCAGATCTTCATTGGTGGCCGGTTTGCTGGCCGGAATAGGGCATGAGCTGACCGCCGGACAGCCAACGTAAATAATCGCTGGCGGAGCTGAAGGCGGGACGCTGGTGCAACCGGCTGATATCAGCAGGCAGACTGCTGTCAGCCCACTGACGGGTTTGCGGATCATCATGGAGGCTCCTCTGCCTTTGTTGCTCACGGCTTTGCATCACTTGCCGGGCGGTGTTCAGGTCTTCGCGTAACGCCAGTTCAGCTTGCTCGCGCTGGCGCATTTGCTGGTTCAGTGTGGCGATCAACTGCTCGCGTTGTTGTAACTGTGTAATCAGGGCATCGCGTTGCTGACTGGCATTGTTGAGGTCGTGCTGTAATGAGCGATTGGAAAGCAACAGGATGGCGACCAGTAAAACCATCCCCGCCAGAAGTGCTGTTAACAGACGCATTCAGACTCCTTTCAGGCAGAGAGTACGTTCGGCATTTCGCCTGCGTTCCAGACCCCGGTTGCGTTCGCCATTGACGAAAACCCACCGTGGCAACTGGTCGCAGGCTTGTTGCCACTGCTGTTGGTTGATGAAAAACGCCAGTGTTGATTTACAGGCGGCACCGGTGCCGACGTTAAAACTGAAGGACACCACGGCATCAAAAACCGGTTGCGGCATGATCACCGGCATACATTTTTTTACGGCGCGCTCTGTCTGCTGAATATCCCCCAGCAGATTTTCAGCGGCCTGATGTTCGGTGACTTCCTGTGCCGGTTTAACGCCGGCCGTATGACCGATGCCGCTGGTCCATACGCCAGCGCTGCATTGATAGGGTTGCAGCTGACAGCCTTCAAAATCGGTGATCAACCGCAGACCCTCTTCTGACACCTGCAAGGAGCTGTAGCCTGGCAGTGCTGCCATCAGCCCCAGGACCACGGCGGCACTACAGCGTTTAAGAGTTGAGGTTTTCATAGTCGTCTTTGCTCAGACCTTTACGTGCCAGCAACTGATAGCTTTTGCGCCGGTAGTACCAGTTGATCAAAAACGTGCCGACGCCAACTGCTGAGCCGACCAGAAAGGCGACGTCCTGCGATGTCAGACTGGCGAGCCAGGTCAGCGAAGTGGCGATGAAATAGGCGCAGCCTGAACTGATGCGCTCCGTATTCAGTCCCATAATTTGATCGTTTCCTGAACCGGTTGTTCTGCAATGTCGGGCATAAAGACGGCTGTGCCGTGAGGTAATAACGGGCCTAAATCCGCGATGCCAATATTGGCGGCATACACTTTTTCGACGACGAGTGCCGTGCGGTTGTAATAGCGCCAGCAAAGAGAATCGAGGGTATCGCCCTGTTCTGCATAGACTTTCATGAACTTTCTCCACAAGTGAGTGAAATCGTCAGGAGGTGAGTTCAGTCTGCGCAATAGCACGCCGGGCGGCAATCTGAGTGGGATGTGAAACAGCTGGCACAACAGGTAAGCAGACAGCGAAGAGAGGGAAAGGGCGGGGCGCTTAGTCCGGAGGGAAACCGGTCGGGCAAGCGCCAGTAATGTTGGCTACTACCGCCGCAGGATCTGGCAATCAGTGGGTGTCGTCAGTGCTCCCGTTGCAATACACAACGTCCTGGTTCTCGTCAGTCAGCGCCTGGCTGGCCAGCTCTGAGATCAGTGACATCACGACCAGGAATTCTTTTGGATTGCATTGCGCCGTCTGCGAAATGTCTGCGATCAATTGTATCCTGGACAACGTTAACTGTTGTTTAGTCAGGTTTTCCATTTTCTCCCCTCGCCAGATACTGTGTTTATATACAGTATTCTTTAATTGATCTGATACGTCAACAGCCAGAGTATTTTAAAATTTATAATCCATTGAATTTATGTATGAATTTTTATTGGCGCGGTTTTTGTATCAATGACTGACTTTGTCAGGCGGGAGGCGATCCACAGTTATTGACAGAACTCCAAGGTATACGAATCTTCGATATTTCCGTATAAGAAGGCCGGTGACGGACAATCCGCCACTGTGCAGTGTGTGTCAGAAAAATATGAGAGATGCCCAGATGAGGGGCATAAATGCCGATGACTTTATTGCGGGGCTCGTCGTAGGCATTTTTCTCCTCGCTGAGTTGACGGGCAACGCGAACCGTTTGCGCCTTGCGGGGAATGTGAATACCACCCTGTGCCTGAATATAACGGGCGAAATCACCTTCATCGGCAGCGCTGCGCACGTTTTCAACCCGTGCGTCAAAACGGCTGGTCAGATTCTGGTAGCGGATCCGCCTGCATTCTCGCCAGGCGCCGACTGAGGGAATACCGATGGCGTGGAATTGTGGGATCCGCCACGTCGAGGCCCAGGAGGTGACCGCAGTGGCGATATCTGTCAGCAAGCGTCCAGAGTCAAAATCGGTTTCGCCATCGAGCGCGTATCCATCGATATTCTTGGCGACGTATTTCGCGATATAGCCGGCTGCCCCACCCCGGTTAAGCGGCTTGCAATTGAAACGTGACTCAGCGGCACCCGGTTCATCCGAATCTTCTTCAAGAGCATAACGGCGCATAACCTCTGTCACTTTTTGCTGCTGATGCTGCGGTGTGAACAACATCATGTGCCAGTGCGGCGTGCCGTCATGATGCGGTTCGACGACGCGCACGCCGTAAACTTTCAGGTTCCGGTCTTTAAAAGTGGTACGGATTTTTGCCCAGACAGCCACCAGATAACGCTGCGCATCTTTGGGGGTAAACGCGTGCTGCTCCCATTTCTTATTAAAGATTGGAGCAGTACGGGTTCCGGTGGTTTTCAGCGGATGATATTTTGACGGCGTGGTCAGCGTAATAAACAGCCCACAGTCGCGCTGCCGGTCAGCGACATCTTCGACGCCGGCGATCAGCGTCATCAGTTCCATACGACGAAGTTTGGGATTGGAAATGCTGGCCAATACGGTATCCAGCAAACTCAGCGTTTCACCGGATTCAACATTTTCGAGCTGGCACTGTTTCAGGTAGTTGATGGCGGATAAGCGGCGTGAGACCACGTCACGGATGGCGTTTTTACTGGCATAAGGCGATGTTGCGCGGCTGACATAACCGCAGGCAATCATCAGGGACTCCCGCCACAAACGCTGTTTTGAACGCAGCTGTTTTTCCCACCATTCGCCGCTGACCAGACGTGAAATGCTTGCGACAGCCGAATGCGTTGTCATATGGCCTTTTTGCCATTTCTGCCAGTAAAGAGGTTGTACGCGGCAGGAACGTGCCATCGCGGCGACATGCCCGTAAATTTCCTGCTGTGTGCTGTCGCGCAACAAAATGCCGGGTTCGTCAGGACGGTTTTTCAGCCAGCATTCACAGTGATATTCATAGGCATCCTGCATTTGCACGGCAAGTTTGTTGGCCAGCCTTCTCAGACCGTCATCATTAAGATCGGGCAAGCGGTTAAACATTTCTTCTTCAGTGAGTAGCTTTTGCGAGATTTGACGATTCAGTGTGTTTCGCGCATTTACCAGCTTAATACGCGGCCATACGCGTTGCGTGAAAACTGTCATCAGGAAATGAAACGCCACGCGCACTCCTTTAGTTTCCAGTAAAAATGTATACCGCTGATATAACGGCGTGCGCACGCAACGGGGCAGTGCTGCCAGCTGAGAAAGGGCCGTTTGCTGGCGCTGACAAAAGTCACGGGTCAGTGGTTTTTCCAGCGGGCTGCTGAGCGCTGCGCGGGGGGCATTCCACCACCAGGTACCCGCAAAATATTGCCCTGGTGTCCGGTTAAATGCAGGTGGGGGCGAAGGGATTGTTCTGCCTCTGATATTCTCTGACATACATTTATTCCGAAAAATAAAATAGAAAATCCTCTCCGGAAATAATATTATTTCCAGCGTGATGATTAATTTAAATAATATTAATTAGACTTTTTATACGGGGCGGTAATTCTTTCTTTTAATCTCCTCAATTTCCTGACATTCAATACATCGCTGTACACCGGGGATGATTTTCCTGCGTGGCTCCGCAATCGGAGAATCACAATCCACGCAGAAGAAGGCCGACAGTGCAGGCCGGGTACGGGTTGCCTGCGTAATCTGCGCTTCGAGGATTTTTAACTGATACTCCTGCGATTCATCTATCCAGTCTGCCATCAGTAAAGTTCTCCTTTAAATATCGCCGTGAAGTGGCGAAGTGATAATAATGCCTGCATTATTTTCATTTTTTCCTCATCATTTAATTGTGAATATGTCAGTAAGGTATGATGGCGTTTAAGACCGGCGTGAAAACATAATGTGAGTTTCCATTTTTCAGGAGCCTGATCATAAATAACCTCAACCTGATTCTTACTCTGAACGAAATAAGTTTCTTTCAGATGAGCGATATGGCGCAGGCCGGTCTGGCGCTGCTGCTCTGTTCCTAAAAACATCGCGTCTCCTTATTTCTCCACGACGCCGTAAATTTGGTATCATGGTCGTCTGTCGGTACATTACATAATCAATCTAAACTTGCATTTGCGAGTTGTCAAGATGATATTTACAGATTCAGGGGTTTTCGCCAGATGCAATTAGATGAACTTGAAGGTGGAAAAGCTGTTCTGACGCGTATGCTTCAGGCTTACGGCTTTAGCATGCAGAAGGAACTGGGGGATCTGTATGGATTATCATCTGGCACGATAAGTACCTGGGTAAGAAGAGATTATTTCCCCGGTGATGTGGTCGTGGCCTGTGCGCTGGATACCGGCGTCTCGTTGCGCTGGCTGGCAACGGGCAAAGGCGCGATGCAGGATGCAAGCTCTTCGGCTGCCGTGGCGTCAGGTGAAATCCGTCAGCTTAAAAAATTGAGATTGCGCGGCGGGGAGCTTGAGGAAGAAGGCCTCTGGACGGTTGACCCTTCGCTATTGGACGATTCGCTGGCGCAGCCTGCGTATATCGTGAAAGGCAATCATTCATGGATTATCGATCTGGGCAGCACACATCCCGGCAATGGTCGCTGGCTGTTGGACATTGATGGTGATCTGGACGTTTATGATGTGGCCCGTATTCCTGGTAACCGTCTGAGCGTGACGCGTCAGGAAAGCCATTTCGAGTGTGGCGTGGATGAAGTGACTGCTTTAGGACAGGTATTTATTACCCTGGATCGTAATCTGTAAATTTCGTCTCCTCAGCAGCTCCCTGTTGCTGAGGGCATTTCTGACGTTGTTCTCCTTCCCTCCCCTGAAATTCCTTTTTCACCGCTGACAAACCATGTGTAATATTTACGGTACATCCTTTTCGTCTGATTCGCTTTTTATGTAAAGTTAACTTTCCATTGATCGCATATCAATGGTGAAATGGTAATGTTAAGTTTACAACTAAGGCTTGCTAAGTTTACGTGCTGTGTTAATGTTGTCCGCAGATGCCGCCGTGGCAGCCCATTTTCCTTATAACGGAACACGATCATGCAAAAAGACGCCCTGAATAATGTTCATATCACTGCTGAACAAGTCCTTATCACTCCTGAAGAGCTGAAAAACCGTTTTCCTTTAAGCGTTAGCGACGAAAACAGTATTTCCGAAGCACGTAAAACCATCGCGGATATCGTCCATGGTCGTGATCCTCGTCTTCTGGTGGTGTGTGGCCCTTGCTCAATTCATGATGTGGATGCGGCGCTGGATTACGCGCGTCACCTGAAAACACTGGCGGTCGAACTCAGCGATCGTTTGTACATCGTGATGCGTGTTTACTTTGAAAAACCGCGGACCACTGTCGGCTGGAAAGGGTTAATTAACGATCCGCACATGGACGGCACGTTTGATGTGGAGGCGGGTCTGCACATTGCCCGTGATTTGTTGCTGCAACTGGTCGGCATGGGGTTACCGCTG